GTTTTCTCTCAGGTCAACGACGCGAAGGAGCGCGGCGGCGTCGTCTGGAACAAGGACGCGAGGCGGGACGACGACACTTGGGACGTCGCCCGCGTCGTCGAGACTTGCCGCTTCCGCTGCATCGCCTGCGGCCACGAGTCGCCGGACAACGATGCGACCCGCGCCGGCTGGGCGAAGTCTGGGAGGTACGTTGCCAGCAACCCAAAGGCGCCGCGGGAGTTTCGCAGCTTTCGCATCGAGGCGCTCGTCACTCGCCCGATGCGGCTGCTGGTCGAGGAATGGGCGCAGGCCGAAAACGCTTGGGTTCGCGCAGGCGACGCGCAGGCGAAGATCGAGTTTGTCACTAAGCGCGAGGCGAGACCGTGGATCGTCGAGAAGAAGTCGGTCAACCTCCTGATCAAGGATGCCGGCTACAAGCTGGCCGATCACGCCGAGGGTCAAGCGATACCAGACGAGGTCATCCGGTTCCTCGCCATCGACCGGCAGCAGGATCATTTCTGGGCCGAGGTGGGCGCATTCTCGACCGCGCAGGGTCCGCGCTACCGGCAACTTTGGTTTGGACGCATCGACACGCGCGACCATCTGCGGGCTCTTCAGCAGCGGTACAAAGTTGCCGACGCCTGCACGGCGCAGGATCGAGGCTACCGCCCGGCGGATGTGGACCGCGACTGCGCCGAGTTCGGCTGGCGGTCGATGCGCGGCTATAGCCGGCGGACTTGGACGATGCGCGACGAGGCGACGGGACAGATGATCAACTTCCCGTTCTCCGACCCGCAGGTCTCGGACTACCGCGGCGGCGATGTCTATTTTTACAACTTCAGCGCCGACTACTTCAAGGACATCTTATCGGCGGCGCTGGAGGGCAAAGGCGATCTGCGCTGGGAGATGCCGAGCGATGTCAACCCGCTGTATCTCGAGCATCTCAAGGGCGAGCATAAGGTCGAGGTCCGCACCGGCGTCTGGGAGTGGCGCGAAGTGCGAAGCAATGCGCCGAACCACGGCCTCGACACTAGCGCGATGCTGCTTTGTATGGCGACGATTGCCGGAGTGATCCGGTACGCGCCAGCAAAGTAGCAGGCGAGCGCGTCAAAACGCATTTGACGCAGGCCGCTCTTTTATGGCGGCTGACAACCCATTTCTCGATCTTGACGTCGCGACTCTGACGACGCTGAAGACTAAAGTACTGGACGCTATCCAAGCCTGCCTGCTCAACACAAGCTACAGCCTCAACGGCAAGTCGGTCACGCGCGCCGATCTCAATACGCTCAACCAGATGCTCGGCGACATCGTGGCGGCGATTGACTACCAGAACGACGATACGACCGACACGACCTTCGTCAGCTTTACTCGCAACTGACAATGCAGACCTTCGATCCGGCAAGAGTGATCGCGCAACGTCCTTGGTTCGAGCGCGCGCTCGAGGTTGTCGCGCCCGGCGCCGCATTGCGGCGGATGCAAGCGCGCGTCGAGGCGGCGCTGTTCTCGTACAACGCGGCGCAGACGAATCGGCTCTACGCGCCGCAGCAGTTCGGCCAGCCGAGCGAGTCTTCGCAGACGGTGCGCGACCGGATCGTGATGATGTGGGAGGCGCGCAACCTCGTCGAGAATTGTCCTGAGGTGAAGGAGATCTCGCGCAAATTCGGAAACTACCTAACGCCGACCGAGTATTGTCCAAGCACGGGCGACCGCGAATACAACCGCATCGTCAGCGATTACTTCCACGATTGGTGCAAGACCGCCGACGCGACGGGCCGCAACTCGTTCCGCAAGCTGATCCAAGTGGCGGCAGAGAATCGTCCGGTTGACGGCGACTGCGGCTTCGTCATCCGCCGCGTAGGCGATGGACTGAAGCTCCAGCTCATCCCGGCGACGCGGATCGGCAACCCGAACGACCAAGGGCTGAACTCCGAGAACTATTTCGAGGGCGTTGTCGTCGACGAGTTCGGCGTGCCGATTGCCTACCGCATTTTCCGCGTGACGCGAGAGGGAGTCTACTTCGGCGCCGAAGATGTGCCGGCGGCAAACTTCGCGCACTATTTCGACCCGTTCCGCGTCGACCAGTACCGCGGCGTCACCGATTTCCACGCAGCGATCCAGACCGCGCGGATGTTGCACGAGATTTTGAAGGCCGAGCAGGCTGGCGTGCGTTTCGCCTCGCAGCAGGCGGCGCTGGTCTACAGCGACCGCGGAACGGCCAACTCTCGCAACCTATTTACGCCGACGCCCAGCACGACGCTTCCCAGCGGGCAGGCGCAGAAGAACGAACTGAGCGAGGTCGGCATCATCAAGTACTTGGGCCAAGCGGATCGCGTCGAGACGATGCCATCGCGGCCCAGCACGGCCTTCACAGGCTTCGTCGAGCATCTGATGCACGAGCTGGCGATCGCAGTCGGCATCCCGCAGGGCGTGCTTTTTGGCACCCAGAACTACAAAGGTCCGAGCGTCCGCGCGGAGTTTGCCGCCGCGGATCGCGTCTTCGCGCGGCATCAGGGCGTGCTTACTGACAAGGTGCTCGACCCGGTGAAGAACGCTGTGCTGCTCGACGCCATCGCGCGGGAGCAGATTCCGCCGCCGGCTCTCGCTGAAGGAGAGACGATGGTGCAGGCGCTCAAGCGGGCGACCCGCGGCGAGTGGCGATTCCCGCCGAAGCTCTCCATCGACGTAGGCCGGGACTCTGCCGCAAACTTGAACGAGAACCGGCAGGGCGCGAAATCGTTGCAGGAGATCGCCGCCGAGCAGGGAACCGATGCGTTCACGCGACTCGAACAGATCGCGATGGAGGCGTCGTTCGTGGGCGAACTGGCGAAGAAGTACAACATACCGGAGACGTCGATCCGTATGGTGACGCAGCAGCTTCCCGCCAATCCCGCGATGGCCGCGGCGCTTGGCGCCAACATCGCGCAGGACGCGGTCGATGCAGTCAACGCGACGACAGGGAAAGGCAGCGGCGCAGAAACGCCCACAAGTGCAGCGGAGGGCGCAACGCCCGACGCTCCGGTCGAGCGAGTCAGCGCCTCCGCGGATCTCATCACGGTCAACTTCGCGGAAGACTCATACGTCCCGAATCAGCAGATGGCAGACAATGCGCGCCGGGCGCTCGAGGTGCGAGCCAGCAAGCCACCGTCGCAGCGCGGAATGACCGCTGTCGGTTTGGCCCGCGCCCGCGACATCCAGAACAAAAAACCGCTCTCGGAGGAGACCGTGCGACGGATGAAGGCGTACTTCGACCGGCACGAGATCGACAAGCAAGGCGAGACTTGGGACGATCAGGGCAAAGGCTGGCAGGCGTGGCACGGCTGGGGCGGCGACGCCGGCGCGAAGTGGGCTGCGGCTATCGTCGAGCGGCTCAACAAGCAGAGAGCCGAGAACTCAGCCGCGCCTGCAAAGGTGCAATTCAGCGCCGCAACTGAGGTGCAACTTGCGATCAGGAGTCCCGCGCCGGACGCAAATGACTGGTTGACCGCCGTGCAGCAATACCGTGCGGAGCTTGACCAGCGAAGCGCCGCGCACGTCACGCCCATCGTCCTCGCCAAAACTCCCGCGCAACTTCTAGAGGCGAGGAAGTTCGACCCCCCAACGCCGAACTCAGGCGAAACGCACGACGAGTTTATGACGCGCTGCCTTGCCGATCCCGTCGCGACGGCTGAGTTCCCGAACGCAGAGCAGCGGTACGCGGTTTGTATGCGTCAGCACGAAGGCGAGTTTGCGAAGGTCGGGCCGCGCGGTGGCATCGTAGGATCGGACAAGGCACCGAAGAGCGACACGCCGAACCGGAATCCTGAAGGCGAAGGCAGCGCCAAAGGCGATGCGTCCGGCAAGAGCGCCGAGGTCAGCAAGGAGCAGGAGGCGACGCTTCAGCAGAAGGCCGACGACTTTAATGCGAAGGACAGCAACACGCGCTATGGGCGAGCAACGCTCGGCGCACTCAAGTCGGTTTTCCAGCGCGGGCTCGGCGCCTTTAACACTTCGCACTCTCCGCGGGTGCAGTCGGCTTCGCAATGGGCGTTCGCTCGGGTCAATGCGTTCTTGTATCTGTTGAAAAACGGACGACCCGAGAATCCAAAGTACGTCACCGACAACGACCTCCTTCCCAAAACTCATCCGAAGAGCAGCAAATGAATTACTCAATGGATACCCAGCACCAGATCGACAGACTGATCGAACTTGCGATCATCCAGCGGACCGAACTGAGGCAGCTCGTCGATCAGTTGCCGCAACTCCGCGAGCATCTGGCCGCGGAGGTTGAGCAAGTCTTCGAGCAGGCCGAGCCGCAGATGCGTGCCGAGCTTGAGGAGTTCTGCTCGCAGCAAGCGACGGACGCGACTGCGAAGACCGGCTCCGCGCTGGAGTCAAAGATCTCGGAACTGGCTGCAAATCTGGAGCGCACCACGCAGGCGCGCTACAACGCGATCATCGCGGAGCGCGAGGAGAACGTGCGCCTCACCGCGCAGGCCGAGCAGAAGATTGCCGAGCACGCGGCGAGTCTGCCGGGAGCAGTCAAGGAGATCGTTACCGCGGAGCTTGCGCGCTTCCCGCGAGCGGGCGAGATCGACCAGTTGCGGAAGGAGTTCGCGGAGCCTCGCGGGTTGAACCCACGCGGCAAGTGGCAGGCTGGCGAGACGTACAATAAGCTCGATCTCGTCACGATCAATGGCGACTCGTTCGTCTCGAACTCAGACGGGAACCGCGAGCGGCCTTCGAGATCAGCAGCGGAGTGGACTTTGTCCGCAGCGCGAGGACAGGGCGGCGGCGGCGGGATCACGGGGCTCAACGATGTGCTCAACACGCCGACTTCTGGGCAGATCATCGGCAGTCAGGGCGGGCAATACGTTCCGAAGACTTTGGTCGCAGGCGCGAACATAACGATCAACGAGACCGCGAGCACGATCACGATCATCGGCGACGAAGGCGAAATCTCGTTGCAGGACGGAACCGCCGCCGCACCGTCGCTTTTCTTCACGAACGACACCGACACGGGACTCTATCGTCCGGCGGCGAACACGCTCGGCATCTCGGTCAGCGGGACGCAGATTGCGTACTTCGACGAGGACGGGCTCACGGTTACGAACGCTGGCGCAACTCTGGGAGGTTCTCTGCACGCCGCGAACGGCAACGCGAACAATCCGTCGCTATCGTTCGACAGCGATCAAGACACGGGCTTTTTCCGGCATCAGCCGAACGAACTCGGGATCACGCTCGGCGGCACGCAGAAGGCGACGCTGACGAGCACGACGTTCACAATCACGCCGAATCTGGTCGTCAGCGGAACCGGCACGATCAACGGAACGTCGATTCCCGCGAGCAAGACTCTGGTCGTCACGACGGACAAAATCTCGGCGCTGGCGGCGACAACGTCCTCGGAACTGGCGGGAGTGATCTCGGACGAAACCGGCAGCGGCTCGCTCGTCTTCGCAACCTCGCCGACCTTGGTGACGCCTATCCTCGGCACGCCGCAGAGCGGCACGCTCACGAGTTGCACCGGCCTACCGATCTCAACTGGCGTCTCGGGCCTTGGCACCAACGTCGCAACCTTCCTTGCAACTCCGAGCAGCGCGAACCTCGCGGCGGCAGTTACGGACGAAACCGGCAGCGGCGCACTTGTCTTCGCAAACACGCCCACGCTTGTCACGCCAAACATCGGCGCGGCGACTGGCAGCAGCTTGAACCTAAGCGGCAACGCGACGGTGGGCGGCAACCTGACGGTCAGCGGTGGAACGCAGGTTCTTAGCGCCTCGGGCGGCTCCGATTCTCTGCTAGTAGTTGAGCAGACGGGAACGGCTGCTGCTTATTTACGGTTGCAAAGCGCCGCGGCAGCCTCTGGTGCTTTTGGCGGCATTGAGTTCAAAGACGCCCT